GCAGCGCCTTACGTGCCGCCCTTTCGGTTAGTGCTTTGTCGGGTTGTTCGTCGCCCCTATGTTCGTAATTTTCGGCTATGTAGGCTTTTAATGCCGTCTTTAATCCTTTCGGACAGGTTGCCCGCTCATAGCCCGCCGCATAGTCCAGTTGTAAGCGTTCGTGAAAACAGGTAATAAGTTTGGGAAATACCGTACCCATAAATTGGTATGTATCGGCCGCCACTACGTCGCTATTCTCTTTTGTAATTACTATAGCGCCAGTAACAGGCCCGGGCAGTTCAATATCGCCTGCCTGGTTCAATAACCATACTTTTAAGGTCTTCGGTATTAGGGTGACGCCTGTAAAAGCTTCTAACCAGGTCCGCCCTTCGGTTATCAGTTCTGCTATCAGTTCGTCGTCATAAACAAACTCTTCGCCGGGGCTATCGTCGGTCGGATCTAAACCCTCTAAGCGTAGATAATGTTTTACCTCTTCCACCGTTACCGGCTCTTCTACTTCGGCGCTCTCTTCGCTGGTATCTTCTACCAAAAATATATGGTTATACCGGGCGCCGATTATGCGCCCGGTAGTTATTTTGTCTTCGTTGGTTCGGTAATTCATTACCTAAATTTAGGTAAGGTTACCGAAATCGCCATAGATAAAATAGTTGTCGCCGTAGATAGGAAACGCTATCCTTTCTTCTACCCTTACGGTTACTTTGTTTTCGCGAACGTTTATGCCGTCTTCGTAGAAAAATTCTACCCGTGGCGCTTCCCTGGTCAAAAGGTTTGCACCCATTACCCAATCACCGACGATAAATTTATCGGCCGCCATAGCGGTAGACCTGAAAACAGGTACGCCGGCAATATACAGGTTTCCGTTATTGATCGTTGCCAATGCCGTTGGCAAATCGTAGGTGCCTGCGCCGCCCGCTGCCTTATTCAATAAGATAGCATAGTAATCGGCTGGGTTCAACAAAATTCCGTTTGCCTCACGGTCGTAACCTTCCAGTTGGCTAATAGCCTGAACCAGTTGTTCTACGTCAATCGTAGCGGACCCGGTAGGTGCCGTAAAGTTGCCGGCGTCGGTGATACCTGATAAATTCGGGCTGGTGCCGTCGCCAGTCAATAACTGGGTATCTTCGGCCCTTAACAAAAGTTCAGGTAAACGGCTTTGCAAAAAGGTTGTCATGCCCGGCACGTCGTCAAGCATTTTGCGGCTAATACGTAACCAGCCTGCTATATATTCGGCAGGTACACTTGTTTCCAACAAATCCAGGTCGAATTGGTTCTTTGCTGTTCCTTCGGCTACTGGTAAAGGTCCGCTTTCGCCCGGTGTTTCCTTCACGTAGGCAAAATTCGAAAGTGACATACTACCGCCGCTTAAAAGTTCGCGGACGTGTAATTTGCGCTTTGGGAGTTCAATAATCCCTGGTTTCAGGTTTGTTACCGATACGTCGGCAGTTGAAAAGCTTGCGCCGAAAGTCATATCGCCAACTACTTTAAGTTCAAAACTTACGCTTTGCCCTTTCTTCATTGCGCGGATCTTATCGGCGTTTTCGTTAATACCCTCGCTTAAAAGAGTATTAAAATGTTTGCTTTCTTTTTTGGTAGTCAGTTCGCCGTTTACGAATTTATCGATAACGGGTTGGTTTTTATCTGCGGCGTCTTTCAGTACCTTAATTTCCGCTCTCGCTTCCGCTAATTCGGGCGCCAGGTCTTTAGGCGCTGCCGCTTTCAGCCTGTCTTCCAGCGCCTTTATTTGCGCCTCTGTTTCGGCTTTTGCTTGTTTGGAAATATCGCTTTGCAGGTTTGCTTTGAGGGTATCAAGTTGCCCTTTTATTTCTTCCGGTGTCATAATATTTGACGGGGTTTAATAAGAATTATTAAATAGTTTTAATCCATCTAACAAAACTGTACTTCCGACCGGGTCAAATGTCTTTTCGACGGGTTGAATGGCGTTTATTTCGTAAAGTTCTTTTAGTTTTTCAGTCTTTTGCGCCAGGTCAATTTCTGCCAGTTCTAAAGTGCCGTCAGATAATTTACCGGCCCGCAAAAGCTTTGCTAAATTATTAACTTGTTCTATAAGTTCCAAAAATTCTATTTTCTGCTCTTCTTTCGTTAGGCTTTTACCTACCGATAAAGTAGGTGTATTTACATTAGCACCCCATAAAACGGCGCTGCCTTCGTACAGCAAAATTTGCTTTATTAGCCTGTATTCGTCCGCCTTTCCTTTGTTCTGCACTTCGCTTTCCACGGTCTTAAACCCTACGCTGTGCTGGTTTATATGACCGGCGCCGTACATTATCAGCATGTCTTTACCCAATGTAGTTTGCGGTATTTGCGTAACGCCTACCAGGTAATCTTTCTCTACGTACAGTTCACTAAACTTTGCAATGGCGCTTTTCATACTGGCATCATGGTCGGTAAGGTGCCAAATTAAATTTGCACCCTTCGGCCCGCGTTCTGCCATAGTCCGGTTATACGCTTTAGCGTGTATTATATCTCCGTCGTAATCAAGATTGCCCATAGACGAAATGGCTACTTTTACACGGTTCGCGGTCGTATCTACATCAATTACGCCGCCGTTTATGTTTTTAATGCTGTAGTTTGTCATGCTCATATTTTATAAATCAATTACTACGTATTGAACGATTACTTTTAATGCATTAGCGGCATTGCCGCCTGTGTAATTTGTAACACCGCCGAAAACATCGGATAGGTCTAACGCTTTATTATCATAGCTAAGGGTAGTAACAATAGGGAATGTTATTGACGACCCGGCAAAATCCCCTGCCCCTGTGTAAAAGTCAACACACGGTATCTGTGAAACATAAATAGCCCCAGTATAGCCAAGTGCAGTAAACGCATCGAAGGGGCTCCCTATAGTCATCCCATCTACCGCTAACTGCCATGAAGCCCCTGTGATGTTTGTATATGCCCCCGCAGTAAAATTAGAAATAGCTATACACGAAACAGGTATAATAGCCTTCCCTGCTCCTTGCGCTGCCACAAGTTCAAAAGGAGTAGTGGGTAGCGTTTTAATCTGTGCATCTGTTAATTCGACGGTTGCTGTTTTTAACAAGCTTTCAGAACTGCCGCCGCCAGCGTAAACAGGAAACGCCGCCTTTATAGCTGTCACAAATTCGGCTTTCGTCGTACAAATCGCCCCGTCAAAGCTGATATTTGCCGGATCTTCCGTAAAATAGTAGCCGCCGTTTACCTTAAATATTAATCCATCATCTTCCGCAAATATCCATTCTACTGCCTGGCAGGTATTGTGCAGGCGCTGTGCCGTTACGCCGCCCACTTTAAAATCTACATAATCGCCGTCCGTGTTGAACTGGTATGTCATATCGTTATAGTTTGCGGGCGCCTTATTTGTCCCGGAAATATTACTACGGTTGTTTTGCGTTTCGGTATTAAATTATCGTTGTTGTCACGCTTAAAAGTATAGCTGGCATGACAACGGCAATTAATTACGCTTTCCGCCTTGCCGCGCGGATCCCCTGGAAAAGCCAGTTGGTCGCCGTTTCGCGGATCGTGAAAAACGTCGCCGGCGTTTATCTTTATACCGTCCAAATTCCAATGGTCCGCGTGGTCCTTCATGCCGTTAACCGGATTACCGCGGACGCGGTTATCTTCTGCGCTTTGCCATTCTTTCATCTGCTCGTACTCGCTGGTTTCCGCCTGCGCCGTACTGCCAACATTAGCCGCCCGGTTTGTTTCGGTTCGTACTATACGGGCCGCCTGGAAACGCAAAAACGGCCAATCTTCCAGCCTATCTACTGTTTGATCTATTGACCAGCCCGCGGCCGTGGCCCGGCTAATTACTCTTAGCATAGCGTTTTGCGTAGTCTGTGCTATTTCGAAGGTTACTTTTTCGAATAGGTAGCGCTCTAAATACTCCAAAATAAACTTTGTCCACTCGTAATTAAAACCAAAACCTTTGCGCTCTATGCCTACTGGTGCCACCTTTTGTCCGCGGGTTTCCGGTAAAAGTCTGCTATAAGTTATCTGCGCCCACCGCCTGCCCACCTTTGCGTAAATTTCTTTAATTATCTCACCTACCTTTACGTTACCGGTGTTAGTCGTTAAATAGTTCTGTGCCGCCGTGTAGCCGCTTTCCTTCAAAATAGATATTACTTTATTTACCTGGCTTTTTAGTGCCCGGTGTACCTTCGGCAAAAATAACGCCTCAAAACGTGCGTTTAGCCGTTCGTACTGTGCAGTTTGTTGGCGTTTATTCATATTCTTTTTTCGTTGGTGCCTCTTCAAATAGTCGCTTTGCGTACATGCCGCGTAGTGCGTCCAGCCTGGCTTTTTCACGTTCGCAGCCCCTTTTTTCCATCTTCGTGCGCGGGTAGCGTTCGTAAACTTTCTTTTTAATTATCGGGTTCGCCGCCAAAATTGCCTGCGCTTTCATCTTCGTTTTGTGTTTCGTCGGTTTCTTCGGTTTCGCCGTCCAAATCCCTTTCGTTTAACGCCGCCGCCATTTCCTGCCCTGCTTGAAAGTCTGCCAGCGGCACGTAGCCGGCGCCGCTCTTTACCCACGGCTTAGACAATTCCGGGTCGCCTGTAGCCGCAAGCCCGCACAATTCCCGCTGCTCGTCGGGTATCTGAACTATTAAATTGTTTGTCCACTCGCTTGTTTCCTTAACGTCTGCCTGTAGTTCAGGATAGCACGAAATATCGTAATCAATAACGGTGCCCGCAGGTAGCCCCCATTCTAAAGATCCTTTACGGTTCAAAAGGTTTTTGGTTTCGTTCAGCCTGGGTATTGCACAGCGATTAGTTAGCGCCTTTTCAACTTCCTTTTGCGTGTTATATGTCCTGCTTTCCGGGTCATTCATTAACTGTGACGGTACGCCGTAAATATTACAGAAAAACCGTAAATCTAAGTAGGTGCTGTTTATTATTTCCATTTCCTCGCTGGTCATTCCAATAGCTTCATAACCCATTTCGTACCCGGAAATACCTATGCGCCCGCGGTTGTGTGCGCCGCTCCATTCGGTCATTAGGCTTTCTTTTAGCTTCCGTACTTCCGGCAAAACCAGTTCCCCGTCTACATTGCCCACCCGGTTACGCATAAACATAATACCCTTAATACCTTCATTCTGGAAAGTACTTGCTTCCGCTTCCGTTAAACTGTTATTCTTTTTTAACCGCAAAAGCGCTGCGCGTAGCGGCGACATGCCGTAAAGTTCGGATCCGTTCACCTGCCAGTTAGGATTGAAATACTTATCGTGCGCCACTTCGGTGGGCAGGTAGTTAATGGCCCAAACCGGTATGTAATACCCTACGGCGTTTGCCGGAAAAGTATTACTGCTATAGATACTTACTATCTGCGGCGGTAGGTTGCGCAGGTCATACGGTACGCCTTTATTTAGCCCTTCTTTTAGCGGTTTGCCTAAAATATAGCGATTGCCGGTTAACAGTTTAAACGCTACGCCGTTACCTACAAATTCGTTAAAAGTCTCCGTTTCGTTTGGATATTTCAGTAGTTCGGCCCATTTGCCGCCGTTTTTGACCGGCGCCAGCGCTTTAGACTGTAGCGCCAGTACTTTGTTATAGTCCAGCGCTGTAAGATCCTTTTTACTTTTCAGCGCATTTAGTTGTTTATAGGCTTGTTCGTCCTGAATAGTGTAAAGGCCAAAAGGCGCTATTTTTACTTTATCGGTAATCAAATTAACGATACTGTAGATAATATCGTTAACATTGTACCCGTTCGTTATATAGCTTTGAATATTGTCGTCATAGCCGATTAACCGGCCGTTAATCATTTGCATTTGGGGCAATGCGTGGCTAACTGGTTTTAACTGGTTTCCGGTTTGGCGCAACTCCGTTAACCTCTTGCCTATTATCGACATTAATTTGTATTTGTATTGATAAAGTTAATGTTTCTACCGAATTGTGCGCCGCTTTTACAATCTGCAAAACCAAATCCAGCGCCCACTCTATTAAAAGTAAAGGTATAAAAATAAGGTATAGTAATTTTCTCATATAGTTAAATGGCGTCCGCCGTCATTACGAACTTAGGTTTTAATTCAAAATAAATGCGCATCAAAATTGCGTCCCAAAAATCCGGGCTGCGTCCTATCGCCTCTTTTATTTTATCCTTCGGCATAAGTCCCTTTTTTAAATCGCTGTCCAAAGCTTTCTGCTTTACCTGCTCAAACTCTTCTATAATCAGCGGTTGAAACTCTTCCGGCGCTTCCAGGTAAATTTGGTTGCTGTTTATTAGTTCCGCCATACGGAAACCGCATTGGCTTTTAAGATTATCGAAATTCTCTACTATCGGTTTGCCGTTTGCGTCGGTCGGTTTCTTAGGATCCGCCATTGGTCGGCTATTATTTATAAACCCTTTAAACCCGCCAAAATCTTCTACGCCGCTGCCCATGCCGTCGCTGTCCACAATAACGTCCATTTTGCCCACTCCCAGGCGGTGCCGGGCCGCGTCTATGTTCGTCGTTGTTACGGTTAGCTTTTCCCGCTTGTAGGCGCTGACCTTGCCGCGTAGCCCGTCCCACTCAATAATAACAATACGGTCGCCACCCAGGCGGGCAATATCTGCCGTTATACATTTACGGCCGCCCGGTACGTGGCTATTATTGAAAACGTCGCACCCCTTTTCATAGTCAATCAGCGCCGCCGGATCGGTGTCCGCTTCCCAATTACCTAACAGTAAGCGCTCCCGTTCGTTTTTACTCAACGTCCTTTCCAGGTTTTCCAGGTAGCCCGCAGGTAACTTTTTGTTATCCGTCGGTAGCGCCTGCACAAACTGGCGCCACGGCTCTAAGGTGCCTGCACGAAACGGTTTGTAATATTGGCGGTATAGGTAGTTTTTCGCCGGGTTGCAGGTCTGTAATAGTTTAGGGTGCAGTCCGTAAACGTCGTTTTTCCAGCGTCCTATACTTGCCGCCAGGTTGTTTTTACATGGCTCTTCAAATTCGCCCGCCTCTTCAATCCATCCGCGGGTCATTTGC